TCCGCCGCCGCCAGGTTTTTTAACTTTTTTCTTTTTAGCTTCTTCTTCAGCTTTACGTTTTTCTCTTTGTTTAGCTAAACTATACTTATCTACATCAGCAAAACCTTTATCTATTTGTTCACGAGATAAGAAACCAGTTGTCTTTGCTTTTGGTGTATCAAATGCACCTACAGGTGAATACGGATCATAAACAAAATACGGATCAGCCATACCTGCTGTTGATGGTAGTCCTGTTCCAAGTGTTGATGGATCGTACAATGGCATCGTGCTTACAAACGGAGTGTATGCTTGCGCCGGTGTTGGTGAGTCTACTATTTGTTGAGGTATGCTAGAACTAGCTACTTGTGAAAAATCCATAGTAGGTTGTCTATATTGTTGAAAAGCATTTTGTACTTGTGGTGAACCTAATAGAGCGTTCATGATACCACCACCAAGTTGCATTTCTACACGGCCACCGTCTGCCATGCCTTGATTAAATAATTCAGGATAAATTGGCATTCCCTCTTCGTCTAATTCAAAATCTCCAGCAGCTAATTGAGTAGGCGCGAGTATTAATCCTAAAGGGGATCTTTTAAAAAATTTTGATAAAGTGGTTCCAAAAGAGGGCGGTTTAAATTCGTTTATTGGCATAGCTACTTTTCCAGTTTTAGGCACGCCTGTTGATGGCACTTTTGGTGTTGATATATTTCTTAATCCTCTGTTAGCGTCTATCTTTAATTCAGACCCTATTCCTGCAAGTTCATCCATTTTCTCCATGTCTTCAACCGGCATGCTCAATATACTCTCAGGTATATAATCATCAAACACACCACCAAAATTAAAACCACCTGTTTCTTCACCTCCAGGTTCTTCACCTCCAGGTTCTTCACCTCCAGGAATTTGAGCAGCCATCATGTCTAAAATTTCTTGCACGCCAGCTTCTTCTTCTGCCGCAGCTCTTCTTTGTAGAATTAAATCCATACCTGGATTACCTAGTTGATCAGCCATGTCAGCGTAGCCGGTGCGATCAACACCGCCTTGCATCATTCTTAAACCTTCAGCTACACTTACCATTATTCCCCTGTCATAATAGTTGATTTCATTTGTTTTATACCATCTTTTGCAAGTGATACACTAGCTCTCATTTTAGCATGGTCATCATTTTGTTCAAGTTTGTCCTCTGCTATCTCTTTTGCTTGCATCATTTTAGCTCTTTCGAGGTTTAATTTGTCCTCTGCTTCCTCTTTTCTAGCTTGCTCTTCTCTTGCTTTTAGATCTAGTTCTCTGTCTTTTAATTTTAATAATGGATCATTTTCAACTTGATTTAATACTTCTTTTTCTGCTTTAGCGTAGTCATCTGTAAATTCTGAAATTAATTGTGCTTTTCTTGACTCTGCTCTCATTCTTAAATTAGTTTCAAACTGAAATACTTGTTGCATTTCTGGACTTTGTTGAAGTTGTTGTGTTAATTCAGGATTGCCCTGTGCTTGTTGCATCAATGGTTGAATTTGTTGCTGCATAGCAGTTAACTGTTGGTTTTCCTCTGAAAATTCTAGTTCTACCTGTTCTTGAGCCATCAAAAGTATG